GCGACGGCACATCCAAGGAAGGACAGCAAATGACCCGCAACGTTTTCGAGAAGGATGGCAAAGAGGTCCACTCGCCAATTCTCTCGCATTCCGACATGGAGGGGATCTTCGCCGACGCCACAAAGGGTGCAGGTGGATCGCTCAAAGAGGCCGTTCTGGCCTATGCGCTTGCGCACGGAATCAACCAGATCGACACGCTGTTCCCAGAGGCAACCGCCCTCACGGCCGCTCCGGAGTTCTACAGCCGGCGCACAGAGTGGGTGAACGTCTTCATGAACGGCGCTCGAAAGACCCCGTTTGCTCGAGTCAAGACGCATTGGGCAGACCTCACCTATGACGATGCTCGTGCGAAGGGCTACATCACGGGCACCGAGAAGCAGGAAGAGTTCTACGGCATGGCCCGCCGAGAGACATCACCGCAGACCGTCTACAAGAAGCAGAAGCTCGATCGAGATGACATCATCGACATCACCGACTTCGACGTCGTCGCTTGGATGCGGGGCGAGATGCGGATCATGCTCGACGAGGAAATCGCTCGTGCGGCGTTGATCAGCGATGGTCGTGCAGTTTCCGATCCGGACAAGATCCTCGAAGATCGCATTCGTCCGATCTCGAAGGACGATCAGATGTTCGCTCTCCAGGTCAAGTGCGACTTCGCCGCTGGTGGCATCAACGCATTTGTCGATGCGATCATCTCGTGGCGGTCTCAGTACCGTGGCACAGGAAACCCGACCCTGTTCACGAGTGAGGCTCTTCTCTCTTCGGCCATGTTGCTGAAGGACACACTCGGTCGTCGCATCTACAGCTCGTTGGACCAGCTCCAATCCGAACTTCGTGTTGCGGCTCTCGTTCCCGTCGACATCTTCGATCCGGCAGCCGGCAGCCCGTTGGCGGTTCTCGTCAATCCGGCCGACTACACCTTCGGTGCAGACAAGGGTGGCCAGGTCAGCATGTTCGACGACTTCGACATTGACTTCAACCAGTACAAGTACCTGCTCGAGACCCGATGCTCTGGTGCTTTGACGAAGCTGAAGTCGGCAATCGTCGTCACACAGGGCACATACGTTGCCCCACCGGCAGGCACGATCCACGTGATCGTCCCGGAGCCGCCGAACGAGCGGCAGAGTGATCCGCCGGTCCACGGTTCGTTGCCCGACGCTCCGGTAGTTCCGTAGCTCAACCTGGGAGTAACAATGGCTAGGTTCTATGGTGAAATCGGGTACGGTGAATCCGTAGAAGAGCCTCCTGGGTCTGGCGTATTCGTCGACAGCATTACTGAAGTTTCGTACTTCGGAGATGTCATAAGAAACACTCGAAAACTGGCAAGTGGCGAGAGTTTGAATGACGATATTTCCGTGTCGAACTCAATCTCCGTCGTTGTCGACGAATACGCCGAGAAACACTTCTTTTCTATCAGGTATATTCGATGGGAAGGGGTTCTTTGGACGGTTTCCAGTGTGGAAGTCCAAAGGCCTCGTCTTATCCTGAGTTTGGGGAGCGTTTACAATGGCCCAACGCCGAGCTGATCTTCAAGCCCTCTTAGTAGGGCTTCTCGAGTCTGACAATGTCTACTTTCAACCGCCTCCCACGATAAAGATGGAGTATCCTTGCATTGTCTACAGAAGAGACTTTGCATTGACCTTCTTTTCTGGGAACAAGCCGTACAAATACGGAAAACGCTATCAGGTAATCGTCATCGATCGAAACCCTGACAGTGATATTCCGGACAAGATCGCAGAGTTGCCAATGTGCATCTTTGATCGATTCTATACGGCTGAAAACCTCAACCACGATGTGTTCAAACTTTACTTCTAAGGAGAAGTATCATGACAGCTCTTGTCTGGGACCAAATCGGCGAACATCTCTATGAGACTGGCGTCGATCACGGGGTCCTCTACCTCCCGAATGCTGGCGCCTACGACAGCGGTGTTGCTTGGAACGGTTTGACCACCGTCACCGAGTCCCCGAGTGGCGCAGAGCCGACTGCGTTGTACGCAGACAACATCAAGTACCTCAACTTGAAGTCGCTGGAGGAATTCGGTGGCACAATCGAGGCCTACACCTACCCGGACGAGTTCGGTCAGTGTGATGGAACGGCAGAGCCGCAACCCGGCGTTCTGGTTGGTCAGCAATCCAGAAAGTCGTTCGGCCTTTCGTATCGGTCTCGGGTCGGCAACGATCTCGAAGCTGACGACTTCGGCTACAAGTTGCACCTCGTCTACAACGCAACGGCCGCTCCGTCGGAGAAGGCGTACGCCACGATCAACGACACGCCAGAAGCCATCACGTTCAGCTGGACGTTCACCACGACCGGGGTTCCCGTCACCGATCTCAAGCCGACGTCACTTCTCGTGATCGACAGCACCAAGGTCGATGCCACAAGCCTCGCAGCGTTGGAATCGGCGATGTATGGAAGTGGTGGCGCAGACGCAAGGCTCCCACTTCCGGATGAGGTCATCGGCATGTTCGCCGGAACACAAACCTCGGTCACACCAACCGAACCGGGTTTCGATGCAGCAACCGGGGTCATCACCATTCCAACCATCGTCGGTGTTCAGTACAAGCGGAACGACACTGGCGCAAACGTCGCCGGCGGTGCGACAATCACGATTCCAACGTCCGGTCAATCGCTGATGATCTCGTCGGTTCCGTCGAGTGGAGCTTACAGCTTCCCGCCGCAGGCCGACACCGATTGGTCGTTCACCAGGACGTGATCCATGAGACAGGGAGATTGAAGGATGCTTACAATCGTTGTCAAAGGCGAAGAATTCTTCGATGAAGAGACCAGCAGCTTCATCAACTTTGATGATGTGGTCTTAGACCTAGAGCATTCTTTGATCTCCCTGTCAAAATGGGAGGCAAAGTTCCAAAAGCCGTTTCTCTCTGCTGGAGACAAGACGACCGAAGAAGTCTATGGTTACGTCAAAGCCATGATTCTCACGCCAAGTTTTCCAGATGATGTTCTTTACAGGCTGTCATCAGAGAACATTGCAGAGATAAACGCATACATCGATTCCAAACAATCCGCAACTACGTTTGGAGACATGCCAAAACCTCCTGGAAGATCTGAAACCATCACTTCGGAGTTGATCTACTACTGGATGGTAGGGTTCAACATTCCATGGGAGGCCGAAAAGTGGCACTTGAATCGACTCTTTTCTCTGATTCGAATCTGCAACATCAAACAGTCAAAGCCCAAGAAGATGTCCAGAAACGAAATTGCGACTAGAAATCGAGAGTTGAATGCTGCGAGAAAAGCAAAACTCGGAACGACGGGGTAGAAGGGAGGCGAGATGGCAAGGATTGAATGGGATCTCATCGGTCAAAGATACTTCGAAGCTGGCGTAGATCGAGGTGTTCTTTACATGTCTGATGACAGTGGTGTTGGCTGGAATGGGATCATTTCAGTGAATGAAAAGATCGTTGGTCGTGATCCAACACCAATCTACTTCGACGGAATCAAGTATGCGGATGCGCAAGCTCTTGGCGAGTATTCAGCAACGCTCAAGGCGTACACATATCCTGACGAGTTTCAAGAATTCGAAGGAATCATGTACGTTGCAAACGGTCTCTTCGTGACGCATCAACCGTCGATGAGATTTGGTCTGTCTTACAGAACAAAAGTTGGAAACGACATCGAAGAACTTGACCTTGGATACAAGATTCATGTTGTGTACAATTTGACGGCCGTTCCATCTCAAAAGAATTTCCAATCACTTCATTCCGATAGCACGGCAATTGAGTTTGAATGGAGCATTACGTCGATTCCACAAGCGATTCCTGGATATCAACCGACTTCGCATCTCATATTTGACACAAGAGAGACGTCCCAAGAAGTTTTGGATGTCATTGAAGATGTCCTTTACGGAAACGAAGTAAACGATCCGCGTCTTCCACCAATCGATTGGCTTGTTGGGCTTATCGACAATTGGGTGCTCATTCGAATCATCGACAATCTCGATGGTACATGGACAGCAGAAGGTCCAGACAATCTCATCACGATGTTGGATCCAACACTGTTTCAAATTCAGCAGGCAAACATCAAGGTTGTCGATCCGGTCACATATTTGATCAGCGACACGACTCGTTAAGGAGAACTCATGGCAACAGTGACCGCGTATACGGCGGAAAGAATGAAGGCAATTGAAGATTCTGCTGTAGTTGATGGCGACGTCGTTGGTGACAATCTTCATTTGATACGGCATGACGGCGGAGTTATCGATGCTGGAAACGTTCGTGGCCCGACTGGTACTCCAGGAGTTTCCAATGCTGAACTTGATGCATGGATGAAAGACAATCTTCCCATTTGCACGGTTCTCGATTATTTGGGAATTGTTGCACCAAGCCCAAAATTTCTTACCATGGTTGGACAAACGGTTCCAAATGGAAACACGTTATATCCCGATTTCTGGGCAAAGATTCCCGCATCGATGAAACACGCAAACGGAACAAGCATCATCATGCCAGACACAAGAGGTCGAGTGGCGGTTTGTTATGACCCAGCGCAACCAGAGTTCGATCAAATCATTGAAGTTGGTGGAGAGAAAGCGCATATTCTCTCCAAGGCAGAGCTTCCGGCATCAACTGTTTCAGTTGATCCACCGTCGATAAATGTGGCAGTTAACCCACCACCGACAAACACAACTGGTGGAACACACATGCACCCGGTTGATTTGTACACCAACAGCAATGGTGGACATATTCACGGATTCAGTCAAACTCCGACTCCAAATGGAAATGCGGTGATGATTGCTGCTGCTGGATTTCCTGCTCCATTTGGTTTGGCAAACTCTCCGGGTTCTGGTCTTCCAGTTACATATGCATCACAAATGGATCTCGCCGGAGATCACTTGCATCATGTAGGTGGTTATACAGCGAACGAGGATTCCACTCACGTGCACACACTGGACATTGCATCATTCAATGTTCCGGTTGATATTCCGGTGTTTCAATCCGGTCCGTTGGGTTCCGGAGCTGCACACAACATTCTGCAATCGTACGTGGTGTTCTTGAAGATCATCAAAGTTCTCTGAGGAGGTCCTAGTGAGTGACAAGGTCATCGTCTACAAAGGTAGGACCAATATCATCGGCGTGAGTCTCGGCTTTGACGCATCGAGTGATGTTATCACGAGTGAAATTCGAACAGAATCCGGAGCACTTATTGCTACGTGGGCCGTCACTTTCGATGGCGATGGAACGGATGGTGAATTGGTTCTCACTCTTGACAACAGTGCGACCGGCAACATCCAGTATACAAGCGGCAAGATGGATCTCAAGCGGATGCTTGGGTCAGAACCCGTGAGTGTGTTCGACGAGCCATTGGAGGTTGAGTTCAGAAACGTGGTGACACAATGACAGATCTCTTAATTCCGTATTACACACAGAAGATCATCGTCAATCCACCAACGGCCGTCATCCAAGTTGTTTCCTCGAAGCAGAAAGCGCTTGTCAATCCGGGATCAGAGAAAATCGATGTATTGGCAAAGCCGCAAAAGATAGTCGTTTCACCGTCGACAAGAGCCGTACAAGTCATATCTACCGAGCAAAAGGTAGTTGTGAATCCGGCTTCTCGTTCTGTCTCCATTGTTCTAGCAGGTCCTCCAGGTCCTCCAGGTCCGGCAGGTGGTCCCCCAGGTCCGGCGGGCCCGCAAGGACCTCCTGGAAATCAAGGTGCCACTGGTCCGGCAGGTTCAACTGGTGCCACTGGCCCGCAAGGTCCTATTGGTCCTACGGGTCCGCAAGGTCCAAAAGGTGATACGGGTGCTACTGGTTCAACTGGCGCCACGGGTCCGCAAGGTCCAATTGGTGCCACAGGTCCACAAGGTCCAAAAGGCGATACGGGTTCTCCAGGACCAGATGAAGTGATCATCACGCCAAATGCTCCTGCGCTCACATACGATTTGTGGGTAGACAGTGATGCTGTTGCTCCGGCGCCAAACATGTATGCCAACATTGGTGGTGCATGGGCTCCAGTAAGTGGTGGAGCAGCTGGAGATGAGATATTCATCGGTCCAGACGATCCGGGTGTCGCCAGTTTGTACGAGATGTGGTACGACACCGATGATACGTCACAAGGACCACCATATTCTCCTCTTCCAACTTATGCAAACAAAGCGGCGCTTGATTTATGGACACCACAAAACGGCTCGCAAGCGTTCACATCGGACTATGGATTTGTATGGCTTCGTAGAAACAACGTATGGATCGATCCATATCCAAGAGGTTGGGTTGCTTCAAGCGCAGCTTGGGATGGTCCAACAAGTGGCACAACAGAACTCAGAATTGCAGCCATTTCGAATGTTCGATTGTTTGCTGGTCGTCGATACGTAGTTCGATTCTCAAATGCAGCGATGTATGGCAACATTGTTGGGGATGGATGGGTCGTCGGTTATCGATTGGATGGTGCTGCACTTCAGGGTGCTTCTGTTTCCACTCATGTAGCCAACATTTACTTCGATCTTCCAATGTACTTCTTTCAGTTCCAAACTACAGATGGAACACACAATTTCGAAGCGTGTGCTTATCGAACAACGGGAACAGGAGTTCTGCAATTCAGAGGGCGCATGGACATTCTAGATGAAGGGCCAGTCTGATGGGTGTGCTAAAAGTAAAAGTCGGTGGAGCATGGTCTCCGATTGGATATTACCAGCCCTTCGATTCTGGACAGTTTGTCCTAAAAACTGGCGACGTGATGACTGGTTCCTTGACTGTTAATGGAGCTGGTACCGGATTTGTTATTTCTGGCGGTCATCCTCAATACGGGTCTGGTTATGCTTCGATTTATCGAGCTGACCAAGCAGGTTTGGGCCAATACACAGTAATGGCAACACCATCAGCATTGTTGTTGAACTGCGCTTCTGGCGGAGTTTCTTTACGTGTGAATAATACCGATGTGGCGTCTTTTACGCCTACTGTTGCAACTGTTGTCGCTCAATTTACGGTTAACAGTACGTTGAACATAACGGGTTCCAATGTTCTGTACTTTTCAACGTATGGCGGCGGTTGGCAGATGACCGATTCTACATGGATTCGTTCATACAACAGCAAGAACGTTTATGTCTCTACGTTGATGGGATGTGCTCAGTTGAGTGTTGGTCTCGGTGGTGCTCTTACAAGTGGCTATGCCATCGACAACGGTGGACAGTCATACTTGCGAGGAATGGTTCAAAGTAATGCATTGATTCAGTCAGTTAAGGCCGGCAACCCAAACTGGAGTGCTGCGCACCTTCTGGCCTATGCCACAACCGACTACGCAGACATTGCTTTCTATCAAGCAACTGGAGGTGCAGCGCCACAGCTTCGTAATCATTCGTCCGATGGTTATGCGATTGGTTTTATGAACTCCGATCAGAGTGGTTGGTCAAATGCGAAAGCGTATGCATTTGTCGTACAATCCACAATGACGATGAAACATGACATTCGTTCATTGTCGCCAGACATGGAACCGAGACCAGCGTATGTTCCTTGGAATCAAGACGTCATTGATCAAGCGAACATCATGGCTTTGCGTCCGGCCGTGTATCGTCGAAATGATCTTCCACAAATTGTTGTCCCTCGTTCTGGGTATGATCGAGTTGCAGCAGAAGATGATGATTCATGGGAAATCATCGAAAGCACAAATCCAGTCATGCAAGTTGATTACAAACGAGAACAACTTGGTCTCATTGCAGAAGAAGTTGCAATGGTGTTGCCAACTGCTGTTCAGTTCGATTGTAATACCGGCAATCCAGCTGGAATCAACTATGTTCCAATCATCGTTGCAATGCTCGATCACGTCCAACGACTGACTCGTCATGTCGAAACCCTGCAATACCGAATCACAGAACTGGAGGCTTCATGAGTTTCAACAGCATCTCTCGTGCTGCCGTCGACGAAGACCTAATCAAACGGGTCACTGTCGCCGCTAACCAGATCGTCCAAACCGATGCCGACAAGGCAAACACCATCTTCGGTCAATCCCTTCTTCGAGGCAGCATGATGGGAACCAACCCGGTTGCTCCACTCATGTACCCAGTGGCCATCTCTACCGAAGCTGCCTATGAGGCCGCTCTCCTCGGGCAACGAGGCGCCCCAGGGTATGACATTGACATCATCACCGACGCCGCATTGTTTGCCGCAGTGAATGCTGCTTGGCCAATGGAACGACCGCCAACTACAACGGTGCCAGGAGCATGATGGAACTTACACTCGATCTAGCCGAACTTGCAAAGAACTTCGAACAGATGTTTCCGATGCAGTACACCATCGTCGTTCAGAAGATGCAGATTGAACAACTTCAAAGAATGATCGAAGATCCAGAACCAAGAGTTGTTTCAACCAGTCAAAATGGGAGTGTTCATGATCGAAGTGGAGGTGAAGGGGGACTTTCGTAACACAGATCAATTCTTGGCGGCAATGGCCAAGGACGATTTGTTCACAACACTGGATCATTACGGACGTATGGGAGTGGACGCTTTGTCTAGTGCGACTCCAGTTCGTAGTGGTGAAACCGCAACGTCTTGGACGTACGACATCATCAACAAGAAAGGTGAGCATGGAATCATCTGGCGTAATACGAACGTCCATGATGGCATTCCGATTGCGATCATCATTCAATACGGTCATGGAACTGGAACCGGTGGATGGGTAGAGGGCTATGACTACATCAATCCTGCAATCAGACCAGTGTTTGAAGCAATCTCAACCGAGGTGTGGAAGGGGGTGACAAATGGCTAGCGTAGACGATCGCATTGTTGCAATGAAGTTTGACAATGCAGTGTTCCAGCAGAAAGTTGCTGACACCATAAAGAGCATGGACGACCTCAAGAAGAGCCTTGACGTCTCGAATGCGAACAAAGGATTGCAAGAGCTGGACAGGGCGGGCAAGAGTTTCTCACTTGATGGAATGGCAAGTGCCATCGAGGGAATTTCTGGCAAGTTCACGGCGATGGGAGCTATCGCTTTCTCAGTGCTTCAGAACGTCACAACTATGGCGATGCACGCTGGCGCACAGCTGGTAAAGGGTTTGTCACTCGACCAGATCATCGGTGGTTATCAAGAGTACGAAACCAACTTGAACTCGATTCAAACCATCTTGGCAAATACGAGCTCCAAAGGTTCGACGCTTGACGATGTGAACAAAGCTCTTGATCAACTGAACACATATTCCGATCAAACCATCTACAACTTCAGTCAGATGGCTCGAAACATCGGTACGTTCACTGCTGCCGGCGTCAATCTCGACACTTCGGTTGGAGCAATCAAAGGCATTGCAAACTTGGCTGCCGTATCCGGTTCGAATGCTGAGCAAGCGTCCACCGCCATGTATCAGTTGTCGCAGGCTCTTGCTTCTGGTTCAGTCAAGTTGATGGACTGGAACTCGGTTGTCAATGCCGGTATGGGTGGCGAAGTCTTCCAGAAGGCGTTGTTCAACACCGGTAAGGCTCTTGGGACCATCAAAGATGTTCCGATGAAGCAGACATTTGAGCAATGGAAGGATGCAGGCAATACCTTCCGAGATTCGCTTCAAGATGGCTGGATTACGGCGGATGTTCTGACCTCAACTCTGTCGCAATTCACCGGGGATTTGACGGACGCACAAGTCAAAGCCATGGGGTTCACTGATGAGCAGGTCGCACAAATTCAACAAATGGCCAAGACGGCTAAAGGTGCGGCGACCGAAGTCAAGACGTTCACTCAGTTGATCAGCACGGTCAAGGAGAGTATTGGATCAGGATGGTCCACCACTTTCCGAACCATATTTGGCGATTTCAACGAAGCCAAGACTTTGTTCACGGACATCAACACAACGATTGGCGGATTTGTCAGCGCCAATGCTGATGCCAGAAATAAGGTTCTCGGGGATTGGAAGGCGCTAGGTGGCAGAACTCAGTTGATCGAAGGTCTCAAGGCTGGATTCGAAGCTTTGATTTCTGTCGCTCACACGATTTCTGGAGCGTTCCGTGACATATTCCCGGCAATGACAGGAACTCGCCTTGTGCAATTGACCGTGGAGTTCAAGAACTTCATGGAAGCATTGAAGCCTTCTCCGGCAACAGTCGTCCTTTTGACTCGCATATTTAGGGGTCTGTTCTCTGCGTTGAGCATTGGATGGAACGTAATCAAGGGTACGGTTGGCTTCTTCAAGGATCTGTTCGATTTCTTCAAATCGCAGGACACGGATCCGAATCACGGTCTTCTCGGGTTCCTTGCAGGGATTGGCGACAAACTCACCGCTCTCCAAACCGCGCTTGTTGGCGGTGGAGGAATCATCAACTTCTTCCACAATCTTGAAGTTGCAGTTATCCGGTTCATCCAAAACTTCGATTTCCAGCATCCATTCGCTGCGGCAATGGAATTGTTTCAGAAGTTCCGGGACTTTGTTTGGGGCATATTCTCTGGAGGAATCGAAAAGCTTCCAGATGGCGTGACAGATGCCCTCGGACGTATGGGTGATCGCCTTGGTTGGTTGAAGACTGTGGCCGAAGCACTTGGCAAGGTGTGGGATTTCATCATCAGTCACCTCGACGACATCAGAACAGCGCTTGGCAATTTCTTGGGATGGATCCGAGACAAGTTCTCGAATATTCCGCAGTTGATTGCTGATGCGTTCGCCAACGTCAACTACGACTCAGCACTGTCAACAATTGACGTAGGTCTCTTCGGCGGTCTCGTATTGATGTTCAAGAAGTTCTTGAGTAGCGACAAGCTCGATTTCAGTGGAATCATCGACAAGATCAAGGGAACGTTCGACACGTTAACTGACACGTTGTCAGCCATGCAGACCAAGCTCAAGGCAGATGCGCTGAAAAGCATAGCCATAGCCGTAGGTATCTTGGTCGCCGCATTGGTCGTGTTGTCGTTGATCGACTCCGAAGCGCTCACCAGAGGATTTACAGCCATGGCTGTTGGCTTCGGAATGCTCGTTACGGCAATGGGCTTACTCAACCAAGTCATATCTTCGCAGAAGGACGCGGCAAAACTCGGTTTAATGGCCACAGGACTGATCATATTTGCAGGAGCAATGCTGATCTTCTCCGTTGCTGCCAAGATCTTCTCGACGATGAACTGGGAAGAGTTGTCCCGAGGTCTTACCGCTGTCGGTATTCTCATGGGCGCCATTGCCGGTTTCATGAAGATCTTGCCAGACTCCAAGTCGCTCATATCCACGGGCACAGGATTGATCCTTCTCGCAACCGGCATGGCCATCATGGCCGGCGCAGTCAAGCTATTTTCCATGATGAGCTGGGACGAATTGGCTCACGGAATGGCAGGCGTTGGCGCCTCGCTCGCTGTCATTGCGGGTTTCATGCATTTGCTTCCAGACAAGGCGTCAATGATGGCCACCGGAGCAGGTCTCATTCTCATATCTATCGGATTGCTTCTGATGTCTCAGGCAGTTCAATCGTTTGGCAGTATGGACTGGGGAATGATGGGAAAGGGCATGGCCGGCATCGCTGGCGCTCTTCTCATAATTGCAGGAGCAATGCATCTCATGCCAGGGCCAGAAATGGTTCTCACAGCAGCCGGTCTTCTCCTCGTTGGTATCGCACTCAACCTGATCGCCAAAGCAATGCAGTCAATTGCCGGTATGTCGTGGGGTGAGATCGCCAAGGGTTTGGTTGGAATTGCTGGAGCTCTAGTTGTCCTCTCGTTTGGATTGGCTGGTATGGCTGGCGCGATTCCTGGTGCCATTGCTATTGCAATCGTGGCTCTAGTTCTTGGGAAGTTGGCAGACGGGCTGAAGAAGTTCGCAGCCCTTAAGTGGAGTGAACTTCTCAAAGGTTTGGTTGGTCTCGCAGCTATATTTGCCGTCCTTGCCGTCGCAGCACTCCTCATGGAGCCGGTCATTCCAGCAATGTTGGCGCTTGGCGCTGCGCTTATTCTTATCGGTGCTGGCATAGCGCTATTTGGTCTTGGTGCAAACTTGTTGGCTAGTGCATTTGCCATCATTGCAACAGCAGGTACTCAAGGCGTCAAGACGCTTTCGGAAGCATTGCAAGTTTTGATCGATGCGTTGCCATCGTTCATCGGCGCATTTGCCGACGGAATGTTGATGCTCGCAGCCAAGATTCTCGAGGCGCTTCCTGCCATCATCACTGGACTGGATGGAGCACTCAAGGCTCTTATTCAGTTGCTGATCGACAACATTCCAGGCTTGGTCGCAGCTGGTGTGGAATTGATTAAGGCATTGATTGGCGCTATCACCGATCTTATTCCTGATATCGTTCAACTTGGCTTTGATCTTTTGATGGGATTGCTCCGGGGGATCCGGGACAATATCAAAGAGATCGTGACCGTAGTCGTCGAGATCATTACACAGTTCATCGACGGTTTGACAGCCAACATCGAGCTCATTGTCGCTTCTGGTCTTGCACTTCTCGTGGCCTTCCTCAAAGGTATATCTGACAACCTAACCGAATTGGTTAAGGCTGTCGGTGGAATCATCACGAAGTTTGTCGAAGAGATTGGAAACCAAGCGCAGTCTATCATCGATGCTGGTAAGGATTTCATCCTCAAAGTCATCGAAGGGTTTGGAAAAGCAGTCAAGGAAATTGGTGATGCCATTGTTCAGATGGCTGCTGATTTCAGCGCACAGTGTGTTGTCTGGGCCGACAAGCTTTTGCAGGCTGGTAAAGATTTCATATTGGGGATTCTTGCCGCTGCTAGTAAGGCAACCATCGAGATTGCCGACGGAATGTTCACGCTCATCACGAATTTCTTGAATGGTCTCGCTGACGTTATCAACAAACGAGCGCCAGAGCTTCGTGAAGCTGGCTTGAACATCGTTAAAGCGATCATCAACGGCATCACAGGCTTTGATGCAAGTGGGTTGCTTGGTAAAGCCGCAGAGACGTTGGCCGGCATGGTTACGAAGCCGTTCAAAGCCATACTTGGCATATTCTCTCCGTCAAGAGTGTTCCTTGGCTATGCTGGTGAGATTATTGCTGGTCTTGCTTTGGGTTTGCAGAAGACAGATCCAGCAACGAGCGCAGCCGAAGACATGGCAGTAAGTGTAATTGATGCATTCCAAACCGCTCTTGGTCAAATTCCAGTTGCGCTTGACGGAATGTCCGATTTCCAACCGACGATCACACCGGTCCTCGATTTGACAAACGTTCAAAAGGGAGCTTCTCAGATTGGCGGACTTCTTGGTCAGCCGGCAATACCCGCAACGAATTCACTTCAACAAGCCACTCTGCTGTCTTTGCAGCAGCGTCCAACGGATGAGGAAGATGCTACCGCTCCCGCTCAGCCAAAGGAAGTCACTTATATTCAGAACAATTACTCACCCGAGGCTCTGTCTACAGCGGACATCTACCGAGCAACTCGTAGTCAAATCGCAATGGCGAAGGAGGAATTGGCAGTCGCATGAAAATTACCAAGATCCGCCTCCAAGAAGAACATCCAATGACAGGACCTGGTGGGCCATGGCCACTCCCTGTGTGCGATCTGGATGTTAACATCGAAGCCGGGATGAACGGCTATATTCTGAAAGTTGCAGACGGTTTGGGTCCTCCAGATTTCTTCGGCGTAGTCGAGGGTTTCGACAAGACCGGAATTCCTGTATTTCTGAGTGAGCCTCAGACAAGGGACGTCTCTTTCAGGATTGGTATCTGTCCTTGCTACGGAAAGTCCAACGCCGAGCTTCGAGATGATCTCTACAAGCTCATATCCAGAACCGTTTACATCAAATTGATGGATAATTCCAACGTTCTTGCGCAGGCAACTGGATACATCAAACAATTTGACTCAGTCCATTTCACGAATCTTCCAGAGGTTCAGATGGTGATCGAGTGTCAGGATGGTGCATTTTCTGCACCTTTGGCCGTCCCAATCCCAACACCCTCGCTCGTAGCAGCTGACCCGTCTGTGATTACTGTTGACCACGACGTCATTATCAATTATGAGGAAGGCTCCGCTCCGGCTGGAATGGATCTGAAGTTCACGGTAACTGCGTCTCAGCCATATTTCAGCATCTCAGAACACTCGAAATTCTGGACTGTTGGTGGAGTGGATGCGCACAATTCCTTCCAAGTAACCTATGCAATGGTGGCTGGAGATGTTGTGACTATATCCACACATCCAAAGAACAAGCGAATCAGTCTCCTTCGAGGTGGTGTGACAACGGACCTTGCTGGATATTTGAATGCTGGAGCCGTGTGGCCAAAATTGTACACGGGAGTCAATGCATTCAAGTGGAATTTCACTTCTGCTTGGATGACGTGGAACACGGCAACGTACACGCCACGATTCTGGGGAGTGTGACATGAAGTTCTTCAGGCTTATAGATCTCATCAACGGACCGGCAGATTCATATTTGCCTGGGAAAACGATCGACAACTACAAGAGTTTGGTGTGGACAGAGCGTTTTAGGGCTCCGGGGGATTTTAAGCTTGAAGTCGAGAACGACATCACGGTTTTAAATACCCTTCCTTTGGGCACTTTGGTGTCGCACACAGACACGCTTGAAGTGATGATTGTCGAGAATCATGAAGTGTTCCGTGACGACAAGCATTTTCTCCAGATCTCGATCACTGGACGTAGCTTTGAGGTTTTTGCTGAAGCAAGAACAACAGCAGGTTGTGAACAGCCTTTGGTGGACGGTACGGGTGCTACGATAGTTGAATCTATTGCGGCCGCTCCGCCCTCTACAATCGCCTTACAGCTCCTCCAAGGACGTTTACAGCCTGGAATAGCCTCTGGAGCCAACGCAGTACCTAACTTGCTCATATCTCAGAGCATGAGAGTGATGGATACGGCCATGGCAGCGGTCATTCGACGTGGAGATGTATATTCCCAGGTTGATCAGTTGTTGGCAATTGCAAATGCTGGCCTCAAGAACATTCGACCAAACGGAGCTCAAACGACGTTGAACATGGTTGTTCACGATGGTTCGGATCTACGAGCAACTGTCATATTCTACGCTTTGAACGAGGATTTGACCGACTGCAAGTATTTCTACTCGATCAAGGACTATCGGAACTACGCTCGAATCTCTACAAACACAACGAACCGTGAATATTTGACCAAAGATCTGACAGCTGGTGTTAGCGGACGTCAGAGAAGGGTCATGTATGTCGAAGCAAGCGATTTGAAGGGTACATATTCTCCACCGACTTCTACGGATGTCGTAGCTCAGCGTGCTCAGGCTGAATTGGATCAAGTTCCGCAGCTATATTTGATGGAGGCCAAAGTCACAGAAACAGCAAAGCCAAAGTTCAAGATCAATTACGATGTTGGCGATATTGTGATGGTTTTGGGCGAATACGAATCAGCGGAGCCGATGCGTGTAACTGAGCATATTTACACGTACGACGACAAAGGAATGCACGGTTATCCAACCTTGAGTGCTCTGTAAGGAGGTGTCATGCTAGTTGCTGATGCAGTGGTTGTCAGTGGTGGAGTTCTTCTTCTCATTGTCATTGTTGTAGTCATCATTCTTCTGCTTCGTTAGGAGGTGAACGTGGAACGAAGACACATAAGCATCGATATTCCCGCTTTGATTCGCATGGTTCTCGAAGTCGTTGCGATCATTGCTCTAGGCAAGTACATCGGATGGTGGGGATGATGAATCACCCTGGCGTTCTTCTCGCCATAATCTTCGTTCTCTTGTTTTTCATTGGATTTCTCGTCTATGTGCTACTTGGGCAGAAATTGGTGAAAATTGACGGCGAAGTCGTTGTTTCAACAAAAGAAGATGGTGGATTGTTATATTTGCTTGAGTTGGATATTGATCCAGACGAACTCGAGCACAAGTCGATCCTAACCTTTCAGGTTCGCAAGTAATACAGGGATTGTAATGGAACCTACAGAAAGGATACTCGATGTTCGGAAGAGCACGGAGATCAGACCAAAAGCTGGATGAACTGACATACCAACTCTGCGTTGAAATGCAAGAGATGAAGTACACAGACTCCCCAGAGTTCAAGCAGACATTGAAGCATCTTGAACGGCTTTATGCCCTCAAAGGATCGAAAGATCGTAAAGGGATAAATCCGGACACGGTACTTCTCGTCCTCGGGAATCTCTTGGGTATTGTGATCATCGTTGCGTACGAGCAGAGGCACGTATGGACGTCGAAAGCGTTTGGGAACGTGATCAAGCCGCGATAACCGAAGTCGCCATCAATTCGAAGGTGATAAGTGTGCAGCATATGTGAAAGAAACATGTGCTGTACGCTTTCGCCTTTTTTACAGCGGCTTTCATTTTTTCACCCTAAAAATTCCCCGGGGGGAAAATTCCAGAAATCGGGCGCAAAAATTACAGGGATTGTAATGGAATCAACCCGAAAGGAAATCATGTTCAGGAGATCAATCGAGATGAAGGTTGTGAAGCCGAAGAAGGAAGAGACTCCTTCGAGTCAACCGACGAGAGATATTCAGGAAACGACTGCCGCAGTGCAGGCCGTTGCCACGACTATCATCCGGGAGACTGGAAAGGTCGCTTTCGCTCTAGGAGCACTAGCCGCCGTCTACAAGATCGCAATGACTGGATTTACTCAGTCATGATCCAACAGCCCTCTAACCCTATAACAAGGGTTATGGCTTTTCGCATGATTTTCAGGGACTGTAATGGAAGCCCACTAACAGGAGGAAGTAATGAACAGCACTTGGAAAGACAAGCTGAAGAAGGCATGGAACGAAAACCCCATGGCAGTCATCGCAGTCGGCACTGGAGCAGCAATCGCAGCTGCAAAGGTGTTGGACACACTGAGCGCCATGCAAAGTCGTCGTGCCTACGCTCGGCAAGTCGAGTTCAGGACGCGTTACCCCAAAGGAATGTGATCCAAAGCCCTCTGACCCCGCAAGGGTTATGGCTTTCACTTCGCAGAAAAAACAGGGATTCTAATGGAAGGAAGCGGATTTGGAGAGCCGCTTGAAACCTGTACCCGGACGGATACGTCGAATTGCAGGAACTTCCTTTTTCATTTTTCACTCAACCAAAAGGAGACATTATGTCTATTCGTAGAAGGTATGGACCAATTCGGTTCATCTTCGACGTCTTCATGACCCTGATCACGTGTGGGTTCTGGCTCATCTGGATATTCGTTCGAGAGATGCGTCGCCGATGAAGCTGCAACAGCTCACACATACGCTCGAGAAGACCGTTCGAGCAAACTCGCCAGCCATATTCACATCAATCGGTGTGAGTGGTGTGTTGGCCACGACATACTTCTCAGCCAAGGCATCATTCAAGGCAGGTGAGCATATTCGCCTTGAGAACCTTGTTGCTGACAATCCGTTGACCAAGAAGGAGAAGGTTAAGCTCGTTTGGAAGCACTATATTCCAACAGCGATCTCGGCCACTCTCACGATTGGCTCAATCATCACTGGCGCAAGGATCGGCATGAAGAAGACTGCTGCGGCATATTCTGTCCTCGCCGTTACCGAACGTGCCTTTGATGAATACAAGACGAAGGTGGTTGAGGAACTCGGAGAAAAGAAGGAGAAGGCAATCCGCGATGAAATCGCACAAGACCACGTTAATGAGAATCAGCCAGGGGCTATTGTGGTTGGTGCAGGAAGTGTGCTCTGCCAAGAGATGCACACGGGTCGATATTTCAACTGCGACATGGAAACTCTCCGTCGAGCCGAGAACAGGATCAACTCCAAGCTCATTCGAGAGGTGGAAGCAACCTTAAGCGACTTCTACTACATGGTTGGACTTCCGACTACGTCATATTCGTCCAGAACCGGTTGGGACTGTGACAAGATGATGTACCTACAGTTCTCGACATCGATCACGGAGGATGGGAGGCCGTGTTTGGTGTTTGACTACAACTATGTCAGACCATTCTGATGAGCGTGTCACAATGGAGATCTGGCCCCGGGGATCAAGAGTACGAGAGGGAGGTGATGACTCTATTCTTGATCCTCGAACGGGCGAATAACTTCCTTTTGTTGAATCCAGATCATTGCGGCGTATTTCCAGGTCGCAGAGAACCTGTGGTTCGCAGAAAAAACAAGGACTGTAATGGAAGCCCACCTCATAAGGAGAAAACAAATGGAAGCCACCGAAGGTATTGAAGTCCTGCCCACGCAGACCGTCTCGTCCTCGACCAAGCTGGAAACAGCGGTTGGGTATGCCACCGTAATTGGTGTTGCACTCACCGCCGCCCAACTCAGCTGGAACGTCGGGAAGAGCGTGTACGCATGGAACAAGGCCCGCAAGTCCAAGGTCATCCACCTCGTCGAAACCGAGAAGTAATAATCCACAGCCATAGCCGGCAGCCTCAACCCTACAAGGGTTGTAGGCTTTCGCTTTTTGAAAGGAAGCGATGCTGTATTGCCCAAAGTGCGGCTTAGAACGCACATTCGCCGTGCCAGAGACATGGGACCTTCGATGGTGTCCCGATTGTGATCACGAATGGCACTTGTTCCCAGAAGAGGAGAGTAATGCTCAAACGACCGATCACCTACAAGGATGCTGACGAGAACGAGATCACCGAAACCTTCTACTTCAATCTCACCAAATCAGAACTGGTTGAGATGGAAAGCAGCAGGACTGGTGGTTACGGAGAGTTTCTTCAGCAGATCATCAACGCTGACAATCAGAACAAGCTTATATTCTTGTTCAAAGACATCATCCTTGCCGCTTATGGCAAGCGGTCTGATGATGGGAAGGCGTTCATCAAGAATCAACAGCTTCGAGATGAGTTCGCTCAGAGTTTTGCGTACGATGCTTTGTTCATGGAGCTTGCAACGCAAGAAGGCAAGGCTGTCGATTTTGTCAAGGGAATCATTCCTTCGGACATGAATCAAGAACTTGAGATGTCGTTGAAGACAGCGGCATTGCAAGCAAAGCAGGCCGAAACAATTCCACCGCCTCCATCCGCTCAGTAAAGGACACCAATGGACCAGTTTCCAGGTAATCAACAAAATCCAGTCGGCGACAACAAATCGAAGAGAGCCGACAAAGTCGTGGAGAAGGTCGTGTCGGTTGATGCAACACATCGTCCCACATCAATTGGACGAAAGTTCAAGAACACATTCGTACGAGGACACATGAAGAATGTTGGAAGCTATATCTTGGGTGAGGTCATTGTGCCCGCACTCAAGAATCTAATCGTTGATTCAACTTCCAAAGGCGTGGAAAGGATCTTCTATGGGGATTCGCCAAGAAAGAGGTACGAACCAGGTCGGCCCAGGGTGCAATATTCTACGCCCATTGACCGATACACACGTACCTCAAGGGGAACTCTTCCTGATCAGCCTCCGATCGGAGGAGTATCCAGAAGGAGACAAGATGTTGGTGAGATCATTCTTCATTCCAGAGATGAAGCTGATCTGGTCATCGAACGAATGACCGACATCATCGACGTCTACAAGGTTGCTTCGGTTGCAGATCTCCACGATCTGGTTGGACTGCCGAGCACCTATGTGGACAACAAATGGGGCTGGGAAAATCTCAGCTACGCAAACGTTCGGCAAATCCGTGAAGGATATTTGCTCGACCTCCCACCAGTAGAACCAATTAATTAAGGAGAAGTCATGAAATTCATTCCAGCAGGAGTGACCCGGTTTGCCGGAAGGAAAACGCTGGTTGTCCAAAAGAATGCGCCAGGCATTTTGATGGTCGCCGGAATCGTTGGATCGATTGCGTCAACAGTGTTGGCGTGTCGTGCAACATTGAAGCTCGAGAAGACGCTTGACGAAATTCAAAAGGACGTTGATCAAGTCGAACACAAAGAAAATGCTCACGAGTTCGATCACGACAAGGCCATGATGAGGGTCTATATTCACGGGACCTACAAGATCGTCAAGTTGTATGCGCCGGCAATGATCATCGGCGTTGCATCAATCGGATGCCTCACAAAATCTCGTGGAATTCAGAACAATCGCTATGCGGCCTTGAGTGCTGGATATTCTGCTTTGCAGGCCAGCTACGACGCGTATCGTGAGCGTGTTCGAAACGAGCTCGGAGAAGAGAAGGAACTCGAGTTCTACCATGCGATCGAGGTTGAACAGATCGGCAGAGGTGGGAAGCTCGAGAAATTCAAGCGAGCAGATCCAAACAGATGGTCTCCGTACGCCAAGATGTTCGATGAGTCGAATGTCAACTGGAAGAAGACTGGCGAAGCGAACCGTCTGTTCATCCAGGCTCAGCAGAACTACTGCAACCATCTTCTTCACTCGAGAGGTCACGTCTTCTTGAATGAGGCGTACGATCTCCTCGATATTCCGAGAACGCCGCAAGGTCAGATTGTCGGTTGGGTTCGTGACAACGGTGACAACTTCGTCGATTTCGGTATCTACGAAGCCGGCAACGCCAATTTTGTCAACGGTTACGAAGTCAGCATCATTCTCGACTTCAATGTCGATGGCCAAGTCTACGACTTGATCTAGGAGGAACAGTGCATATTCTTCGGAACAGAGCTGTCCAGTTGTCTGGGTTGTCTCTTCTCTCCGTTGGCATCGGATTCACGATCGGATTTTTCTCTGGTAGAAAGAGGGTGAAACTGTTGATAGTTCGAGGCGAGAACAATGAGCTACAACAGCTAACCCTCTTCGATGGAGAGGACACGATTATTGTTGAGCCAGAAGATGTCGACGATGAGGATGACGATGAAGTAATAGTCGGTAACGATCCATCTTTGATCACTGTGGTTCGAAACGAAGACAGAGGTTGGGATCAGGATGAAGAGGAATCGAGGCGGTCCAAGGACAAGCCTTATATTCTTCACGTTGACGAGTTCATCGAGAACGAAAGCGGATACAATCAGGACACGATCACATATTTTGCCGGTGACGACATCATGTGTGATTCTGACGATACGCCGATGTATGACTATGTAGAACTTATGGGCGAACTTCGATTCGGCCATGGTTCAAGGGAGTCTCACATTGTCTATATTCGCAACGACAAGCTCGGCATTGAATGGGAGATTCTTCTCCACGACGGCAAATACCACGAAGAGATTCTTGGTGCACGCTTAGAAGCACAAGCACGTGAAGATCTCAAGCACGCACAAGCAGTTCTCAAATTCAGACGGGAGTAACCATGGAAGTGGATGAGCCGCTCGAAGAGGTATATTTCAGGTGGCTTTACGCTAAAGTGGCCGCCGAAGACAATCCTTGCCCGAGCAACACATACTGGACGCTGCTTTCAGTTTTGCATCATACAGAATTCGTGTGGCTTGTGGTTGGAGATGACAACAGGGCTGCGGATGGAATAGAACTACGCAAAGAGTTTTTCGATCAGATTGGGATCGAGCGAGATCCTGTGATGATGGCTTTGCCGTGTTCTGTTCTGGAGATGTTCATAGCCTTTGCCAGACGTGCTGAGTGGCAGACGGACATGCCAGTGCGAGACTGGTTCTGGATATTTCTAACAAACCTACACCTCGAAGGCTGCAATGATGCCGAAGAGGATATTGCAGAGTTTGCTACAGACGTCTTGGATCAGTTTCTATGGCGTACATATTCTGGTGGAACCGGCGAAGGTGGAATGTTCCCATTGAACAACATAAGTCGAAACGATCAGAGAAAGGTGGAAATCTGGTACCAGTTCAGTGAGTATCTAGTCGATCACCATATCTGAGAGGGGGTTCCGTGGACTTCTATAAGATCGGTATTAAAGAGAAGAAACCTGGAATCTACGAGGTGTATCCAGATTGGACTGTGTCTAAGTCGAAGGATCTCATGATTCGTGGCAGATCGTTCTATGCTGTTTGGGACGAAGCCGCTGGATTGTGGTCGACCGATGAGTACGATGTCATTCGATTGGTTGATGCAGATTTGCATAATTATGCCAAAGAGCGTTCAGGGTATAAGGTTGCGAATCTTCAATCGTTCAACACGAACCAATGGATGAACTTCAGACGGTTCATGCAAAACGCTGGCGACAGTTATCATGTTCTTGATTCAACGATTTTGTTCGCAAACTCAGAGATCAAGAAGACGGATTACGCAACTCGGCATCTTCCATATCCACTCGAGACTGGATCCACAGAAGCATGGAACGAATTGACAAGCGTTCTATATTCCGAAGAAGAGCTCGAGAAGATTGAATGGGCGATCGGAGCCATTGTGTCTGGCGATTCGAGGAAGATTCAGAAGTTCTTAGTCTTCTATGGTGCTCCAGGTACTGGAAAGTCGACAATTCTGAACATCATCTACGACATGTTCGATGGATACGCTACTGTGTTCGATGCAAAAGCATTGGGTAGTGGTAGCAGTTCGTTTTCGACAGAGGTGTTTAGAGGAAATCCACTGGTTGCGATTCAGCACGATGGAGATCTTTCCAAGATCGAAGACAATACGAAGTTGAATTCGATCATTGCTCACGACCTCATCACGATCAACGAAAAGTACAAACCGACATACACTGCTAGGTCGAATGCTTTCTTGTTGATGGGAACAAATCAGCCAGTGAAGATATCTGACGCAAAGTCAGGAATTCTTCGTAGGTTGATCGACATTCATCCAACTGGTCGAACGATCAATTTCGATCGATACAACAAGCTCATGCATCAAGTTCAATTCGAGTATGGTGCAATTGCGCATCATTGCTTGGGTCGATATTTGAAACTGGGAAAGAGTTACTACAACTCGTATCGACCAGTGGACATGATTCTGAGAACGGATGTGTTCTACAACTTCGTTGAGGCATATTTCGACGTATTCAAAAACTCTGACGGAGTTACTTTGAAGCAGGCGTATGCTTTGTACAAAGAGTATGCGGCTGATTCTGGAATCACTCGGCTTCTTCCTCAATACAAGTTCAGAGATGAATTGGAGAACTACTTCGATACTTTCACAGATCGAGTGACAATCGATGGGACATCATATTACAGTTGGTTCTCCGACTTTAAGGGACTCATTCCTCGTCATGCGTATGAACAAGACGATCCATCATTCGATTTGATTGAGCAAGTATCGACATTCGACAAGCTGTATCCCGATCAGCCGGCTCAGTATGCAAAGCCCAGCGGATATCCTGGACGCAAATGGTCAAGCATTGAAACCAAGCTCTCAGATTTGGACACGTCGTTACTCCACTTCGTCAAGGTACCCGAAGAGCATATTGTCATCGACTTCGATCTGGTCGATGAGGACGGAAACAAAGACCTGGAAAGGAATCTGAAGGAAGCCGCCAAATGGCCACCGACATATACAGAGCTCAGTCAGAGTGGTGCTGGTTTGCATTTGCACTATATCTACTCAGGAGATGTACACGAGCTCTCGAATGTGTTCGACGTTGGCATTGAGGTGAAGACGCTCTTGGGCGATGCATCTCTAAGGCGGAAGCTCACACGGTGTAATAGTCTTGATATTGCCACACTAAACAGTGGCTTGCCAAAGAAGGATAAGTCCATGATTGAAACGAAAAGCATTCAGACCGAGAAGGGATTGCGTGACCTTATCGATCGGAATCTCCGAAAGGAAATTCATCCAGGGACAAAGCCTTCAATCGACTTCATCTGGAAGATCCTTGAGGATGCATACAACGAGGGATTGAAGTACGACGTTCGTGATTTGCGAGCCGATATTCTGTCCTTCGCTGCCGGCAGTACCAATCAGGCCGCATCGTGTATCAAAACCGTACAACGAATGCGCTTCGCTAGCGAAGACACGATGAGAACCGTACCGGACAATAGTGACAGCTTAATCGCCTTCTTCGACGTAGAGGTATATCCGAATCTCTTCGTCGTGTGCTGGAAGTATGAAGGTGACGCCCAAGTTGTACGTATGATCAACCCCGAACCGAAGGACATTGAGCAGCTCTTTCAACTCAAGCTCATCGGATTCAACAATCGTAGGTACGACAACCATATTCTCTACGCTCGTTACTTGGGCTACCCGCTTGAGGAATTGTTCAAGCTCAGCCAGAAGATCGTGGTGGAGTCACGTGAGAGCGCTCTCTTCGGAGAAGCGTACAACATCTCCTACGCTGATATTTACGACTTCAGCTCTGAGAAGAAGGGTTTGAAGAAGTTCGAGATCGAGCTCGGAATCCACCACATGGAGTTGGATCTTCCATGGGATGAGCCCGTTCCAAAGGAGAAGTGGGATCAAGTGGTGAAATACTGCGTCAATGATGTAGTAGCCACGGAAGCGGTCTTCAATGCCCGCAAACAGGATTTTGTCGCTCGACAGATCTTGGCTGAGTTGTCCGGTTTGACGGTCAATCATACGACCCAGGCTCACACAGGCAGGATCATATTCGGCGACGACAAGAATCCCCAAACCAAATTCAATTATCCAGACTTATCACAGGAATTCAAGGGGTATAAATTCGATGGAAAGCAAAGTACATATCGAGGCGAGATTGTGGGAGAAGGTGGGTACGTCTACGGAGATCCAGGCATTTACGAAAATGTGGCCCTTCTGGACGTGGCGTCTATGCATCCGACGAGTATCATCAAACTTGATCTCTTCGGACCCTACACAAAGAACTTCACTGCACTGGTCGAAGCGCGTCTGGCAATCAAAGGTAAGAAGTACACGGTGGCCAAAAACCTCCTTGACGGTAAGCTCGGAAAGTTTTTGGGTGACGATAAAGATGCTGAGGCACTGGCCTACGCTCTCAAAATCGTTGTTAACATCGTCTACGGACTCACATCTGCGCGCTTTCCAAACCTTTTCAAAGACAACCGGAATACCGATAACGTTGTCGCAAAACGGGGTGCCCTTTTCATGATCGACTTGAAGCACGCAGTGCAAGCTAAGGGCTTCATTGTGGCGCATATCAAGACTGATTCGATCAAGATCCCGAATGCCACACCGGAGATCATCCAGTTCGTCACCGAGTTCGGCAAGAAGTACGGATACGATTTCGAACACGAGGACACGTTCAAGAAATTCTGTCTCGTGAACGATGCTGTGTACGTCGCAAGGACGTTCGATGATAAATGGAAAGCTGTCGGAGCACAGTTCCAGCATCCATACGTCTTCAAGACGCTGTTCACTCATGAGCCGATCGTCTTCGACGACTACTGCGAAACGAAGTCTGTCACGGTCGGATCGATGTATCTGAACTTCGCCGATATTTCAAACGACCCACAGGTACCAGACGAGCTTGTCCATGTTGGTAGGACGGGTAGTTTCGTTCCAGTCTTGACTGGTGGTGGCCGGCTTTGGCGTATGAAGGATGACAAACATTACGCCGTTGCTGGAACCAAGGGATATTTGTGGATCGAACGAGAGATGGCAGCAGCTCGAGATCCACTGGACGTCGACATGAACTACTTCCTCAAGCTTCGGAATGATGCGTACGAGGCAATTGATTTCTACGGCGACTTCAACCGATTTGTAGGAGGATGATGATCAATCTCGAATCACTGATCATTGAAGTCAGACAAGCACTCGACAGAGATCCAGGAGCAGACTTGACGTTGATCAAATCGGCAACGTTGATGAGTATTCTGGACATGCTCACAATGGCGCAAGACGAAATTGTCCGTAGAGACTTAGGAGGATGATGACCGACACAATCGTGTACTACTGCCCTCGATCTTGCCATAACGGCAGGACATATCCATCTCTGGACGCTGTGAAAGCGCACGTCCAAGACCAGCACCCAGACCACGACCCGAATTGGACCGAAAATCCATACACCGACGACCCAAAGGAAGAAGTTGCACATCATCCGGCTAGCTCGTAATGAGATAACTTGTAGCTGCGGCCATATTGAGGATGCACTCAAGCAAGAAAGAGTCAAAGAGCGTGCGTTGCATCACGGCGCTCTGAATACACCGTCGATCATTTTGAAGAGTAATGGAGGAATAAACGATGGCACAGGCAGAAGCGAAGACGTTTTTGGTAGAAGGAGCGACGCTGATATTTCGGAACTTCTCAGGAAAGGAAGGTCCCTTCAATCGGGATGGCGACCGGAATTTCGCTGTGATCCTCCCGCCGGATGATGCGGAGAAGATGGCCAAGGACGGCTGGAACGTCCGATATCTAGAGGCACGAGAAGAAGGCGACGAAGACACGCCTTACATCACATGTGCTGTCAGCTTCAAGAACTACCCACCTCGGGTTGTCATGCTCACATCAAGGGCCCGGACAAACCTGAACGAAGACAACATCGAAGTTCTCGACTGGGCCAACATCGAAACGGCAGATGTTATTTGTCGTGGGTATGAGTGGTCGGTCGGAGACAAGTCAGGAACAAAGGCTTACGTCAAGTCTCTGTTCGTCACAATCGAGGAAGACTACCTCGAGCGCAAGTATGCCGTCAACGAAGTGGAGGAATAATGAACGAAGAGCAAGCAGCCAGAGAAGCAATGGACATCGATACAACGAAGGCGCCATCGGCGATTCTTCGATTCTTCGACTATGACCATTTGCCGACCAAGCAAGGAGAAGTGAGCAATTACTTCTTCGATCTCGCATACACCATGGAAGAGATGTTGCCAGATGGCCCAGAGAAATCAACATGCCTGAGGAAGCTCCTCGAGGCAAAGGACGCTGCGGTGAGAGCGTCACTCGACACGTAATTGGCAAAGGAGCCACATGGAATTCATGACATTTATCAGGAAGCCGTTCACAGTCGAAGCGATTGAGATCACCGAAGAGAACATGAAGGAGGTTGCAACACTCATCGGTACCGTCAGGACCAAGGACGGTGTGACGTATATTTCTCTCGATCGAAGGATTGTGCCGAATGTCCATCGAGCTTTCGTTGGTTGGTACCTCACGCGGCTTGAGGACAACTACCGTGTGTATGCGCCGAAGCTGTTTGCATCGGAATTCGTGGAGCAGGCTCGGTTCGGCAACTACACACAAACAGATCTGGATGCGATGTTCGAAGAACCGGATCCAGCACCACCCCATGGAATCGACCGACCGGTCGTTTAATCACAAAGGAGAATCACCATGGAAAACATGCCAGAAACACCAGAAGAAATGGCACGATTGATCGCCGAATCTCTTCGAGAAGTGCATCTCATCGACAATCAAGATGGGACTGCCACCATGACTTTTGTCCTTGGCGACGAAAAATTCGAGCTCACTTCCGTTATAGAAGTGCATCTTCCAGAGTGGTTTGGCGGACTTTTGACAACTTTTGCAGGACCAATCGAAGAGGCAACGAGTGGCTTGAATGTTACTGCCATTCCAAACACCGTCGTCTGAGCGACGTTAAACAGGTCTTAGGCTCAGAGCGGATGGGTCGAATAGTAGCGAAGTCAGGGGACGGCCAGACCTAGCGTTTATTCGAAGTAATCAATGGAGACTCAACTGCCAATCTCTTCCTACCCGGTGCGGAGTTGATATTTCATTGCCCATCATGATCTGTGAAGGACACACAGCACTTATGCAGGAGTAGCTACCTGTATATGGCAAACAAACAAAAAACCGCTTCGTATGAAAAGCTTCGGCCGTGGCCTAGGCTAAGCGATGAGTGGACTCAGCTTCTTCCGCTGGGAAAGCGACGCCTGTAGAGAGGAAAAAACGCCTCTGGAAGCTACAGGGACGAAGGACGGTAGGAGGGGGGTGTTGAGGACAAAGAGCCTCACCCCCTCTCCACCTATCTAATCCATAATCACAAAGGAGAGATGATGGCAGATACAGGACCACCACAGCCATATCCATTGACTCGGACAGCAAAAGCCGAGAGATGGGCTGAGGCGATCAAGGATTTGAGGCTGAAACTCGATCAGCTGAACGATTACGAGGTTGCTGTCTTGCAATTTCGGTCGTCAATCGAAGAAGCGTTCAAATCCGTTCCGTCGAATGATTCAAGGGAGATCATAAGGGCAGAACTCATGGAACTCTGTAGCAAGCGTCAGGCGCACGCACAGAGGGTAATCCAGATGAATTTGCGGGCATTGCAAGCACTCGAAACGAATGGAGTAGATGGGTAATGGGGATATTCAACTATCCACCAGATCCAGAGCCGGTTCAGCTGGCCTACTACAGAGACAGAAAGGCAAAAGCCCGTGAAATCGATCCAGGGATCAAGCTCGCTGAAGAAAATTCTGCTAGGAAAGCTGATCATCGTAATCATCCTTCTAGCGGTCTCAGAGGCAGCAACCAGACAAGTAGAAGCCGCACCCATCGTGTCGAAGAAGGTCACGCTGGAAGTCCAGATGATTCTTTCATCTCATGGCTATTCACTGAGCGTGGACGGTAACTATGGCCCGCAGACACAACGAGCAGTCCGTCATTGGCAGAAGTCAAACGGACTATATGTGGACGGGGTACCGGGTCCAGTCACGATGCAGTCTTTGCGGAACTCCATTACGGGTCCAGCCGACGTATCGCAAACTGCGAAAAGGCTCAATCCTCCGAGGGCTGTTGGCCTCAACGGTCTCGACTTTGCTCCTCCGGGCCTTGATGCTTGTGCAGAGATGGTTTGGTACATGCGAGAGGCCGGTCTACCTGAGCGATTCGGGGATGCTGGACGACACTCCAACTGGGTCAGAAGTGACGGATTCGGATGGCGGGAAAGCAAGTGCAATAATTCCGTCGTTTCTCGCACTGGTTGCTGCGTTGGTTATTGGCAGAACTATATTTCGTCGCATCTCTCGAAGGCGTCGAGATACCGTGAAAGGATCATCAACGAGTGTGGTGTCCAAGGTAGGGACGATATTCTCGGCGATTCTGGCTTGGCTAAGCAGAAGCAGGCGTGCGTTACAAAAGTCGTATTCGACATCTCGGGACTGAGTCCATGGTCATGATGAATTACTTCTGGCTTTGGCTCAAAGGGATGATCTTCGTTCTTGTGGTTGTGTTGATCCTCGTGGTCATCTACACCCGCAAAGACGAGTTACATCGTAAACCGAAAAGGAGGTGATGCGCAATGCCCTAACGTGAAGCCCGGTGTGGCTCATCCGAAACTTCACACAAACAGACATGTTGATCGTAGGGGTAGGGTCTCCGCCGGCTCTACCCCTACACTTCGCATAATTTACACCCACTGTAATGGAAACCCACTACAAGGAGTAAACATGGACAACATCATGTACATCATGACCGACCCAATCTACACCGCTCTGATTACGAGCCGTGATCGTCTTAAGGACAACTTCATCAGGACCGAGAAAGCGTATGCCAAACTCTACGGAGCAGGCAGCGCGATCTACAATGACTTGATGCAGCGTTTGCAGGATGAGCACGACCACATCGAGAACGGTATCCAGGTTCGGATCGATCGCCGCGTCATGCAGTTGAACGAGAAACACTGAAAGTCGAAACCGAAAGGAGAAGCCCTACAGGGCCCATCCTTTTCGCATTTCTTACACGCATTGTAATGGAAGAAACCCACTACAAGGAGAAAGAAATGAACCCCACAATCAAGACGTTTGACGATGGATCTGAGTTCACAGCTGCTCATGCTGGTGCGGTGGTCGTCATTGGACTAGCACTCTCAGTGACAATCACAGCAGCAACAGCCGCAGTTCGGAACTGGAAAGATCGTCGATTCTACAAGAAGACCGGATTCATCAATGCCACGTGCAGTGAATAATCTACTAAAAGGACAGTCCTACATGGATTGTCTTTTTTGCCTTTGGAGGGCTTAATGCAGTTAATGGAACACCAACTCGAAGCGGTAGAGAACCTCAGCAATGGCAAGATCCTCTATGGAGGCGTTGGTGCTGGGAAGTCTGCCACCGTCATGGCATATTACATGAAACGAGAAAGGCCAAAGGACATTTATGTCATCACAACAGCCAAGAAGCGTGATAGTCTTGAGTGGGAAAAAGAAGCAGTTGCGTATGGCATCGGAACTGAAGTCACGCTTGAAGGACTGCTTGTTGTTGATTCCTGGAACAACATTGGTAAGTACATCGAAGTCGAGGACGCCTTCTTCATATTCGATGAACAACGACTCGTAGGAAGCGGTGTATGGGTCAAGTCATTTCTCAAGATCGCCAAGAACAACAACTGGGTGATGCTCACTGCTACGCCTGGCGATTCTTGGATGGACTACGTGCCTGTGTTCATTGCGAACAACTTGTACAGGAACAGGACGCAGTTCGTCCGAGAACATGTGGTGTATGCGCCGTTCTCTAAATTCCCGAAGATTGTGCGGTTCAATGGGGAGCAGACACTCGAGAAGTACCGCAACATGCTTTTGGTGGAGATGCCTTATATTCGTCATACGAGGCGGATTGAAGAGACTGTGTGGGTTGATTACGACACTGAGCTATTGAAAACGGCTCTGGTGAAGAGATGGAACCCATATTCCAACGAACCCATCAAAGATGTGGCGGAATTGTTCAGGGTCATGCGGAGGATCGTAAACAGCGATCGGAGCCGATTTGAGGCCATTTTGGAGATCATGGAGACCCATCCCAGAGTCGTAATCTTTTACAATTTTGACTACGAATTGGCCATCTTGAGGGGTCTGGAATACGTGAAATCTCACGTGATTTTTGTGGGAGAACTAAATGGACACCGAAAAACGCCAATTCCGACCACTGAAAGTTGGGTATATCTGGTTCAGTACGTCGCTGGGGCCGAAGCATGGAATTGTACCGTCACAGACACCATGATTTTCTACTCTTTGACGTATTCTTACAAAAATCACATGCAAGCACACGGTAGAATCGACAGATTGGACACGCCGTTCACCGATCTGTATTACTACGTGTTGAGATCAAAAAGTGTGCCTGACCTGGCAGTTTGGAACTCTCTGAGCCGCAAAGAGATGTTTAACGAGAGGGATTGGGCACGTAAAAACCTCTAAAAAGTACCCTTGTGATTTTTGGGCATAAACAGGGTCCAAGAAGTTCTGTAGAGGCACATGTAGTACGGTTTCTTGTGATTTCTACCCCCTTTCTATCCCCAAGATGGTTTTGAGATAAAGATAAAACCGTACAACATACCCTTCTACAGAACTTCTTGGACCCTGTTATTGGGCAAAAATCACAAGGCAAGAAAGGACCTCATGAAAGAGCAATGGAGACCCATTCAAGAGTTCCCGAGATACGAGATTTCGAACCTCGGAGAGATCTGCAATACCTGGACTGGAAAGGTGATGAAATTCCGTGAGAATGGTCATGGAGTCGTCATGGTTGATCTCACTCGAGATGATGGTCAATACACCAGATCTGTGCGATCTTTGGTAGCTAAAGAGTTCGTTGAAGGCGAAACAGAGATATTTGACACCGTTATCTCAAAAGATGGCGATCAGAAGAACTTCAGAGTTGACAACTTGGCTTGGCGTCCTAGGTGGTTTGCGAATGAGTATGCTCGTCAATTCGATGTTGTGTCAAAAGAAAAGCAAGAAGTTGGTCCAATCATTGATGACAATCGGATAAGATACGACACTGTTCGAGATGTTGCCATGATTCATGGAGTTCTCATGAGAGACGTTCTTGATAATTTGAACCGCGATCTAATCGTCTTTCCAACCACACTATATTTCTACTATGTATGAAACCGTACTACATAGCGAAAAAAACCGGTAGTGTAACGGAGAGAAGATCATCTTCTATTTTTTGGGGGCTGCATGAGAGAAAGCGTCTACCAAACACGAATCATCCGAAGATTGAAGGAGGAATTTCCTGGTTGTCTGGTAATCAAACAAGATCCAGACTACATGCAAGGAATTCCTGATCTCTTTATTCTAAACGGAAGAGCTTGGGCCATGTTGGAAGTGAAAGCGTCCATCGATGCACCAGAGCGACCGAATCAGGGATATTTCATTGACAAGTTCAATGATCTGTCTTATGCCAGTTTCGTATATCCTGAGAATGAAGAGCAGGTTTTCAATGAACTTCAACTCGCACTCAGCAATCGAAGGTAGACATGCCTTTCTGAGTCCAAGCAATTATCATTGGATTAACTACGATGATGACAAGCTTGAACTTCGTTGGCATCTTTCACAAGCCGCAGCAAGAGGAACTGCGCTTCATGCACTGGCTCATCAAGCAATTCGCTTAGGAGTCAAACTTTCAAGGGCCGACAAAACATTGGCGATGTATGTAACAGATGCAATTGGCTACAGAATGAATGTAGAGCAAGTGCTATATTACTCCGACAACTGTTTTGGTACAGCAGACACGATTAGCTTTCGTAGAGGAACTTTGAGAATCCACGATCTGAAGACCGGAATCTCTAGAACTTCCGAAAAGCAACTCATGGTTTATGCGGCCTTATTCTGTTTGGAGTATGGTATCTCACCGTTCGAGATCGCTGTGGAACTTAGGATCTATCAGAGCGATGAAGTGAGAACCTATATTCCAGACGGAGACGACATCATGCGAATCATGCACAAGATTGTCGTGTTCGATCGGAAAATCGAGATGATGAAGGAGGACATGTAATGATTATCAAAGAAGCAGATTATCTGGCTCATTACGGAACACCTCGTCACAGCGGCCGATATCCTTGGGGGTCAGGCCAAGACATTGCAACAGCCAAAGAGAGCGATCCTGATTTTCAACTTCCTCGAAACATGCACTTCAACGATCACGTGAACAACCTTCGTAAAAAGGGAATCAGCGATCCTGATATTGCAAAAGGACTTGGCTATAAATCGACATCTCAACTTCGAGCAAAGATGTCAAGCGCAAAAGCTGAGCTCACTGCGGCCAATTATGCTTTTGCATGGAGAGAGAAGCAAAAGGGAGTTTCCACTTCTGCAATTGCAAGACAGTTGGGAAGAAACGAGTCATATGTTCGTGGCTTGTTGGCAAATGGAGAAAAGCACCAAGAAGACGTTATTCAGACGACAGCAAGAACATTGAAAGAAGCTGTTGCTGAAAAGAAGTACGTCGATGTTGGTAAAGGCGTTGAACATCAAATGGGCATCGCTCGAACTCGTCTTGATGGTGGAATTGCAGTTCTTCAGGAACAGGGTTATGTGGTTCATGAAGTTCCGATTCCTCAAGTCACAACAGAACACAACACAAAAGGCAAAGTTCTTGCTGCTCCAGGAACCACGCAAAGAGAAGTGTTTCTGAATCGTCATGAAATTCAGCAAGTGGGATCATTTTCTGAAGATGGTGGCGAGTCAATGCTCAAAGTCGTACCGCCTGTCTCTGTGGATCCAAAAAGAGTTGGCATCAAGTATGGACCAGAAGGTGGTGCCGCAGCTGATGGTGTCATTTATATTCGTCCTGGTGTAGAAGATCTTTCTCTTGGCGGAAAGAACTATGCTCAGGTTCGAGTAAAGGTTGGAGAAGGTCACTACCTCAAAGGTATGGCCATGTACAAAGATGATCTCCCACCTGGTGTTGATTTGCAGTTCAACACAAACAAGAAGGACACTGGAAACAAACTTGATGCGATGAAGCCCATATCTGAGGATACGGCAAATTCGATCAATCCGTTTGGTGCAATCATTCGTCAGCATCCACTTCGAGACGCAAACGGTAAGCAAACAGGCATATCTGCTATGAACATTGTCAATGAAGAAGGCGATTGGGAGAAATGGTCAAATACTCTTTCTTCGCAAATGCTTTCAAAGCAGAATCCTCAACTGATCAAGTCGCAATTGGACATGACCTATGAGGAGCGAATCAACAACTTCAAAGAGATATCTGCCTTGACAAATCCAACAGTCAAGAAAGATCTATTGATGAAGTTCGCTGGTGCTACTGATTCTGCGGCTGTTCAGTTGAAAGGTGCTAGTCTTCCTCGTCAGTCGACAAGCATCATATTGCCGATAAACAGTTTGCCTCCGACTCATGTATATGCACCGAACTATCCAGATGGAACGCGAGTTGTCCTTGTTCGCCATCCACACAGTGGACCATTTGAAATTCCAGAATTGATTGTTGACAACAGCAATCGTGAGGCAAAGCGATCGCTTGGAAATTCTCCAGTTGATGCCATTGGCATTCACCATAGCGTTGCTGAAAAGCTTTCTGGAGCGGACTTCGATGGCGATCATGTTCTCGTTATTCCGAATGATTCTGGAAGGGTCAAAACAGCAAAATCTTTGGATGGATTGAAGGAGTTCAATCCTAAGGAATCGTATGCTGGATATCCAGGAATGGTTCCAATGTCAAAGATACAAACACAAACCGAAATGGGAAAGATTGCAAATCTCATTACGGACATGACCATTATCGGTGCTCCACCAGAACATCTTGCCGCTGCCGTTCGTCATTCGATGGTTGTTATTGATGCTGAAAAGCACAAGCTCAATTACAAACAGTCATATATTGACAACGGAATTTCCAACCTCAAAAAGAGGTATCAAGGAAGCGCAAATATCGGAGCAGTTACTTTAATTTCTAGAGCTGGCGCAAAGAAAGTTATACCTCAAAGAGAGCCCAGGAGTAGAATAGAAGGCGGCCCAATAGACCCGGCAACTGGAAAACGGGTGTTTGTAGATACGGGTAGAATGAGAAACGGCAAACTCGTAACCCAGAAGGTTAAGAAACTGGATCTGACAGATGATGCCCATACTCTTTCATCAGGTACCAGAGTCGAAGCCATCTATGCTGACCATTCGAATCGATTGAAGGATCTAGCAAACCAGGCTAGGAAAGAGGCTTTGCAAACACCAAAGTCTTCATACAACCCCGATGCTGCAAAGGCCTATGCCAAAGAAGTTAGGTCCCTCTCCAATTCATTGAAGGTGGCTGAAAGAAACGCCCCCCTCGAAAGACAAGCCCAGATCTTTGCGTCCACCCAGATCAAGGCTAAGCGTGATGCTGATCCTAACATGGATGAAGCAACACTGAAGAAGGTGAAGAACATCGCTTTGGCCGAGTCTCGTAACAGAACGGGTGCTAGTAAGAAGCGCATCCAGATCAGTCAAGAAGAATGGAATGCTATTCAGGCCGGTGCTATTAGCCCTAGCCGTCTAGAGAAGATCCTTCTACACGCAGATCCAAAGAGTGTTCGTGAGTTGGCTACACCCACCAGTAGTAAGAAGCTTAGTACATCCAAGCTCAACAGAGCAAAGGCTATGCTTGCATCTGGCTATACAAGGAAGCAAGTAGCTGATTACTTTGGTGTGTCTATGACAACTCTTGATACAAATGTCAAAGCTTAGTAGAATGAAAGGAGAAGTTCATGGCTAGTGTCATGCTATCAACAGTTGACAATCCTTACAATCCTTTCACTCACTTCCAGGATTGGTACAACTTTGACACCCGCGCTGGTTACCACACCACCTCCTTCCTGGCTAGGATCGTCAACAGTTCTGATGAATTGTCAGAGCCGGATCAAGAAAGAGCCATTGAGTTTGCGATTGACGAGATCGTGAAAGAAAATATTCTCGGTCTTTATGTGAAAGTCGTTGATCCAAATATCGAAGGTGATATTTCAGAACCTCTCGACTCCTTCGGATAGGGGGGAGGGGTTCGCTGAAATTACCCCCCCTATGCATCGCCCGCCTCCCTCATTTTTCCCCGGGGGAGATTTTCCGGGGATGTTTTTTGGGGAAAAGTCGATCAGGAAGGAGGTTGGATGCCGAAGAGAACACCGAAAGAACCTGGCAGCGCTCGTAGACCGGCCTCCACACCTGAAGGAAGGGAGGGTCAGCTAGTAAACCTTGCCGTCGACTTAGCCGAAAAGCAGTTGGCCAATGGCACGGCTTCAGCCCAAGTCATCACGCACTACTTGAAGCTTGGCTCGACGAGAGAGATGCTCGAGCAAGAACGACTGTCGCATGAGAACGAACTCCTCAAAGCCAAGTCGGATCAGTTGGCTTCTCAGAAGAAGGTCGAAGAACTCTACCAGCAAGCGCTTGACGCCATGCGATCTTATTCCGGGCAGGATCAAGGGGAGTACGGTGATGACCTTGATTAGAACCTACAGAGAATTGCGTCAGTACGACACGTTCGAAGCCAGGTTCGAGTATTTGAGGTTGAATGGAAGCGTTGGCCACGACACTTTCGGTTTCGATAGGCACGTCAATCAATCGTTCTATCACTCTGCGGAATGGAGAAGTGTTCGTAGAGATGTAATTGCTCGAGACAATGGTTGTGATCTAGGAATTCTTGGTCACGAAATTTATGGTGAGCTTCTGGTTCATCACATGAATCCACTGAGTTTGGACGATCTAGTCTACAACGAACAGTGGGTATTGGATACGGAATACTTGATAACGACCACTCAAAACACCCATAACGCCATTCACTTCGGTGATAGGTCTATGCTCCGTCTTTTACCAGCGGAGCGTAAGGCTGGCGACACCCGACTCTGGTAACAAAGGAGAAGCAATGAGCGACACACCAGGCGAAGTCACGACCGAGGAAGAAGCTCCGAAGTCAATCGAAGAGCAACACCGCGAAGCCATTTTCGGTGGCACGCCGGAAGAGCCAACAGATCCAGAGGCACCCGAAGCTCCCGTTGATCCCGAGAACGTGGAGTAAGCCATGGAACTCGTCCCCCGAGACGTCGTTTGGCCCGGGCAGATTCCCACAAATTCATCTGGATCACCCAGACCACAGATGAAACCACACGCGCCGTATTTGACCATTCACTACACTGGCGGAGGTCTTTGGTTGGATCCAGACGACACGCCAGATGAATTGCGTTCGATTCAGAACTACGCCCAATCGGCGTCAAAGCCGTGGGAGTACAACTACGTCATCGATGGTCAGGGAATCGTTTGGGAGTACGCAGGTACGTATCAAGCGGCGCACTCGGGGGGCGAGAATGAAATCGCTATCGGAGTGCTGCTTCTTGTCGGCTTATCTGGGTCGTACTTCGAAGTCCCGACACCACAGATGATCGAAGCAACTCGTGAACTTCGAGCGTGGCTTGTGGCGATGGGTCATTTGGCTCAAAATCACCAAATGCTTCAGCACAATCAAATGCCAGGTGCAGCGACAGCGTGTCCTGGCCAAGAAGTAATCAATCGATGGGATCAGTTCACTGCACCACCATCATCAGGAGAGGACGACGAAGTGTCAAACGTCAGATTCGTTCGAAACAAGGGTTACATCAACGCCTTCATGATCGGCGCTGGGCCGGCACTGAATGTCAGCGAAGAGGTAATGAACAGTTACCCTGCCGACACACCAAGGATCTTCCAAGATCACCCACAGTCGCTCAAGGCCATGTGCCTTCAGAGCGGCATCGACATGAATGACCCGGCGCAATTGGTTCCGGGAGGCCCACCAGATCATTGGTGATACGACGAAAGGATCGTCATGGAACACAGCATTCTGCTAAGTACAAAGAAAATTCTCGGGGTGGCTGAGTCCTACACGGTCTTCGACTTGGACATAATTACACACATCAACGCAGCGTTCACGATTCTCACGCAACTAGGTCTTGGCCCGACGGAGGGCTTCATGATCGAGGATGAATCAACAGTATGGGAAGATTACCCTGCTCCGGTTGACCAGCTCAACCTGGTCAAGACGTATATCTTCCTCAAGGTGAGGATGCTGTTCGATCCACCGACGACTTCGTTCCTGATCGGAGCAATGACAGACCAGATCAAGGAATACGAGTGGAGACTCAATTGCTTCAGAGAGTGGTATCTCGACCCGAATGACCCAAGACAGGAGGTGAATGGATGACAAACGTCGATATTTCCATGGATGAAATCGAAGAGTATCTCGATCATCATGGCGTCAAAGGAATGAAATGGGGAGTTCGGAAAGAAGATTCGACAAGTCATCGCAAATGGCTCAAAGGAGCAAAGAGCGGCGAAGCAGCGACTCAGATTTTCCAAGATGCGGCCAAATCGTTTGCTCCTGAGATGAAGAAGATCAACAACAATCCGATGTTCAAAGGAAAGGATCTCAACAAAGATCCTCAACTCCGAGAGATGTACGACACAATTGTTGAAAAGACCTTCAATCAACATCTTGCAAACGCATCGGTGAATCAGACATTCAACGCAAAGTTGAATCGTTCTGTTATTTACCAGTTCGATCGTCACACACAGTTGATGCGAGCTACAGAGATGAAACTTGCTCAATCTGCACTGGATGGATTTCCTGATTTTCCAGTCAGTATTGACGAGAACGGGTTTGTCACAGAGATCCATCCACCGGAAGACACAATGCGGCAAGACGATCTCGACATTTCCGTCGAAGACATCGACGAATACATCGAACATTTCGGTGTGAAGGGAATGCGTTGGGGTGTCAGAAAACGAGATGGCGGCGGCGTTCGATCATCCTCCGAAGCTCGAAAGGCGGCACAAGCTCGAAGTAAGCCGATTCACGCTTTGACGAACAAACAACTCAAGGCCGCAACCGAGAGAATGAATCTCGAACAGAACTTCAAACGGTTAAATCCGAGCAAGGTTGAGAAAGGAAAGAAAGCAGCCTTGGAAGTTCTTGCAACGGTTGGTATTGCTGTTTCGGCTTACAACATCGTCAAGAGTCCAGCCGGTCAAGCTGCAATAAAGCAAGGAAAGCGACTTTTGCAGGCGAGTTAACGGAGGCTCAAAATGACTCTGTCCAACACAGCAACTCCGCTATATTACGGTGAATTCAGAGATTCCGTTCTTCGTGGGGAGATTCCAGTAAACGAAGAGATTTCGTTGGAGATGAATCGGATCGATGCTCTAATTGAAAATCCGAACATCTACTATGACGATCAGGCGATCAATGGGTTCATCAAATTCTGTGAATGGGAACTCACATTGACAGACGGAGGAGATCTGTACCTTCTTGACACCTTCAAGTTGTGGGCAGAGCAGATCTTTGGGTGGTATTACTTCATCGAACGAAGTGTTTACGATCCAAAACAAAAAGCGTACGTGAAGCGCGTGGTAAAGAAGCGGCTAATCACTAAACAATACTTGATCGTGGCGCGTGGTGCAGCCAAATCAATGTATGCCGCTTGTATCCATGCATATTTCATGTGCGTCAACACCGAAACCACTCATCAAGTGACGACTGCACCCACGATGAAGCAAGCCGATGAGGTAATGTCACCTCTAAGAACGGCCATCACAAGGGCGCGGGGACCTTTGTTCAAGTTCTTGACCGAAGGGTCTCTTCAGAACACGACGGGATCTAGGTTCAACCGTCAAAAGCTGTGCTCGACCAAGAAAGGCGTTGAGAATTTTCTGACTGGATCTCTTCTCGAGGTTCGTCCGATGACGATCAACAAGCTTCAAGGTCTACGACCTAAAGTGTCAACAATTGATGAGTGGCTTTCGGGTGATATTCGTGAAGACATCGTAGGCGCAGTTGAGCAAGGAGCGTCTAAGCTCAGTGACTGGTTGATTGTGGCAATCAGTTCAGAAGGTACAGTTCGAAACGGAGCTGGTGACACCATCAAGATGGAGCTGGCCAGCATCTTGCGAGGCGATTACCAAGCTCCGCATATTTCGATCTGGCACTACAAGCTCGACAGCATCGATGAAGTAAACGATCCCTCCAAATGGATCAAAGCCAATCCAAATCTTGGTCAGACCGTCACGTACGAGGTCTATCAGTTGGATGTCGAACGAGCAGAGAAGGCTCCAGCATCAAGAAACGACATTCTCGCAAAGAGGTTTGGTATTCCGATGGAGGGTTTCACATATTTCTTCACCTATGAAGAAACCTTGCCACATAGAGCCAGAGAATTCTGGGGAATGCCATGCGCACTTGGAGCAGACTTGTCGCAGGGAGATGACTTCTGTGCATTTACGTTCCTTTTCCCGCTTTCGAATGGAGCCTTTGGTGTTAAGACTAGGAGTTACATCACGACGTTGACGTTGATGCGACTTCCAGGAGCTGCGAGAGCAAAGTACGACACATTCATCGAAGAAAACAGTCTTCATGTACTTGAGGGAACTGTTTTGGACATGATGGAAGTCTACGACGACTTGGACGCGTTCATTCAACAAACAGAGTATGACGTTCGATGTTTCGGATTCGACCCGTACAATGCAAAAGAGTTTGTCGGTAGATGGGAAGCAGAAAACGGTTCGTTTGGAATCGAAAAGGTGATTCAAGGTGCAAGAACAGAATCGGTTCCTCTCGGCGAATTGAAGAAATTGAGCGAAGAACGGATGCTTATATTCGATCAGGATCTCATGCAGTTTGCCATGGGTAATGCGGTGACTTTGGAGGACACCAATGGAAACCGCAAGCTCATGAAGAAGCGAATGGAAGAAAAGATCGACAACGTGTCGGCCATGCTGGACGCTTACGTTGCCTACAAACTGAACAAGGAGGCTTTCGAATGAATGTAGACGAGGTCGGCGAGATCCTCGAACACCAAGGTCTTTCTGACGATGAAATCGATGCCTTCTTCGAGCATCATGGCGTGAAGGGAATGCGATGGGGCGTTCGACGACAACGAAGAGTTAACACGCTTCTCAAAGTTGGTTCCGGAAAGGGAACTCTCGGTGAAAAGGCTCGTGCGGCGTGGCAAGTTTCAACTCTTGACTTCATCAGAGGGCATGGGAGTTTGAAGAAAGCTGCCAACATTCGTGGAACTCGACAAAAGTTGAGAAATGATCGAATCAACAAGGGTGAAGCATCGGTTCGAGACAAAATCGCTTTCTATGGGGGAACGAAGTACCAAGACATTCTTCCAACAGGAAAGTCGGAGCACAACACAAAGGCAGCCGTTGGTGCAACAATCGCTGGCGCTCTTGTCGCTGCTTGGGCTGGCGGAGTAGTCAGTCGAGGTCTCGGTATAGGCACGAAACTTTAAGGAGGTGAATCTTGGCCGTATTTGCACGTATAAGACAGGCGTGGAATGCTTTTCGTGCAAACGAAGAGGAACTTCCATGGCTCGATCGAAACCTCGGCGCAAGCACCGGAAGCATTCAATCGCATCGTAGTCGATTCCAGTATTTCAATGAGAAGTCAATCGTCTCATCGATTTACACAAGAATGGCCGTCGATGCGTCTGGAATTCCGATTCGTCATGTAAAGTTGGACAGCGAAGATCGATATTTGGAAGACATGGACAGCAGTTTGAACCAGTGTTTGACTTTAGAGCCAAACATCGATCAAGGTCCTAGGGCATTCCGACAAGACATCATCATGACACTCTTCGACAGAGGCGTTGCTGCCATTGTTCCAACTGACACCGTTCAGCATCCTCAGGCAAATCTCGAATTCGACATCTTAACAATGCGAGTTGGTGAGGTTCTCGAATGGTTTCCAAAACACGTTCGATTGAGTCTCTATAATGAGGCTACCGGTATGCGAGAGGAGCTCATTCTCGAGAAGCGATTCGTCTCGATCATTGAGAATCCGTTGTATGCCGTGATGAACGAGCCGAATTCAACCCTTCAACGACTGATTCGTAAGCTGAACCTACTCGATGCTGTTGATGAAGCATCGGCGTCAGGAAAGCTGGATTTGATCATCCAATTGCCGTACGTGATCAAGTCAGAAGCAAGACGGCAGCAGGCAGAGAAGAGAAGAGAAGACATCGAGTTCCAACTCAAGGGTAGTAAGTACGGAATTGCCTACACAGATGGAACCGAGAAGATCACACAATTGAATCGACCAGCTGAGAACAACCTTCTCAGTCAGATTGAGTTCCTCACCAAGATGCTGTACAGCCAACTAGGAATTACCGACGAGGTAATGAATGGGACGGCCGATGAGAAGACGATGCTCAATTACATCAATCGAAGTATCGAACCGCTTCTCGTCTCAATTGTTGAGGCAATGCAAAGATCGTTCCTTGGAGTTATTGGAACGAACAACAGAGAACGAATTCGGTTCTTCCGTGATCCGTTCAAGCTGGTACCTGTGGCTGAACTTGCTGAAATTGCGGACAAGTTCACTCGTAATGAGATCTTGACCTCGAATGAAATCAGAAGTTTCATGGGGATCCGCCCATCAAAGGATCCAAAGGCTGACGAACTCACCAACAGCAACATGCCGCAAGCAACGCCAGAGCTACAGCAACCAAAACCACCGTTGCAATTGCAGTCAGGACCGCAGAAGCAATTGCAAAAGCAAACTGGGTCTTAACCCTGGGAAGGACATGTCAAAATGAAAGCAGACTTCAGCGGTTACGCCACAAAGGCGGGACTCAAGTGCACCGATGGTCGAACGATCACGCCAGATGCGTTCAAACATCAAGACCAAAAGAAAGTTCCTCTGGTTTGGCAGCACGGTCACTCCGACGCAGAGAACGTTCTTGGTCATGTCATCCTCTCGCATCGTGAAGATGGGATGTGGGGTGAAGGGTTCTTCAACAAGACGGCGAAGGCCCAACACATGAAGGAAGCGGTCGACCACAAAGACATCACCATGATGTCCATCTGGGCAAATCAACTCATCGAACGAGCGGGAATGGTTCTTCACGGAGCAATTCGTGAGGTCAGTCTCGTTCTTTCGGGAGCGAATCCAGGTGCGGTCATCGAAAGTGTCACGATTCGACACGACGATGGTGACGAGGTTGCCGAAGACGAAGCCATTATCTACACGGGTCTTCCTTTCGATGAACTCGTGCACGAAGATGGAGGGTCAATGTCGCAAGCGGCTGGTTCAGACCCAACAGTCAAGGATGTCTATGACTCCATGACAGATCAACAAAAAGAAGTCTTGCACTTCATGATTGGCGAAGCACTGGATGCGCAAGCCGAATCGATGCAGCAGGACGACCTCAACGACGACACAACCGCCGGCGACGGCACATCCAAGGAAGGACAGCAAATGACCCGCAACGTTTTCGAGAAGGATGGCAAAGAGGTCCACTCGCCAATTCTCTCGCATTCCGACATGGAGGGGATCTTCGCCGACGCCACAAAGGG